TGAGTATAAGTTTAATTTAACTTCAGATTTAGCTTCTGGGTTGTGTACTAAAGGTTGAGCAGATAATTCTACACCTTCTTCTTCTTTTACTTCTTTTAAAGCTTTAATTTCTTCTTTTAAAGCCTCAATTTCTGCTTTTAAAGCATCTACTTCTTCTTTTGAAAAGTGAGATTCTTTAACGATAGATTCGATAACTTTTTTAGGAGTAGCAGTTTCTGACATTTCTTGTTCAACTTCAACTTCTACTTCAGGTGCTTCAACTTCAGCTTCAGGCATTTCTGCTTCTTTAACTTCAGCGATAATACCTTCTTCAACAACGATTAGCATCATACCATCTTCTAGTTTGTACTCTCCAACTGGTAAAGCGATACGATCTTCTTCGTTAACGATAAAAACAGGCATACCAGCTTCAAAAGCTTCAGCTTCTAAAACCGTTCCGTTATCTAACTTCATTTGGGCTAGTTTTACTTCCATTCCCAAAATGGTTTTGATTTGATTAATTACATTTGACATATTTATATTTAATTTAGTTAAATACTTTATTTTAAAATTAACAATTATTTATTTGTTATATTTTTAACCTCTTGAGTTACTTATTACTCTAGCTTCATTTGTATTAGTTACTTGACTTACACCTTGACTTACTAAAGTACCTACACCTTGATTTAATAGATCACCATTACAACATTCTGCTTTATAAGTGTTATCATCACATAGACAACCTTTTCTTCCACCCTCAGGGCTTGTTTTACTTTTTGTTTTTTTGCTCATATTATTTATTTTAATTGTTTTAATTTTCTTTCAGACCATCCTAAAGCAGATTCTCCACCCCATAACAAATAGCTAATTGTACCACAAGCTTCTGTATCATTTTCGTTATAATATTCTTTTGCTCTACTTAAATAAGAGTACATTCTTTCTATAGTTTCTAAGCTTATTGGTTCTTTGTTTGCTAATTGCTGTGCTCTTACTTTTCCTACTTGTGTAGCACATTTATTATTATTCTTTTCGTTTAATTCTATTCCTCTTTTAGCATTATTACTAACTGCATCAGGATAATCGTTATAAGATTCTAATTCGTACTTTAATAATACTTCTTTAATTTGCTCTATTAATTTTTCTTCTTCAGTAAGTTCTTTACTTAATTCTTTTTTAGATTCTAATTTGTCAGCAAAATATCCTTCAAGTGAAAACCCTTTAACCTTACCTGTTTTTACAAAGTCATTCCAAATTTCGTCATTGTCAACTTTTATAGAAGCCATCCAAGTACCTACAGGTACACTTAAGTTATATAAAGCAGATTTGTCTTTAGTTAAATCTTCTACTATCCAACTTTCAACAACTGTTAAACCTTCAATAGCTTTTTGATGTTCTAAAGTACTGTTAGATTGGTTACCTTTTTTTAAGAATAATTGTGATGCTTTTACTACTGTATCTTTTGAAAAATAAATGTAGTATTCAGTATCTCCACTCTTTCTATAAATAGGTTTTTCTGGTATTAATACAGCACCCATTAAGATACGTTTTTCTTTACTTACCTCAGCTAGTTTAACTTCTTCTGCTTTTAAAGCTACAAAGTCCGATTCTATTGCAGGTGATTCTACTACGCTTATAGCTTCAACACCTTGCAATTCTTCGTTATCGTCTATAATTAATTCAATTAAATTCATTTAGTTTTTATTTAAAAATTAATATTATATTAAATTGTTATTTAGCCTAAAGTAGCATTGTTTACTATGTTTCTATTTAAACTTTGTGCTGATGTTACATTACTTGCAACTACAAAAGCTTGTACAGGAGCAGCACCTTGTTCACTCATTACTTGTGCTATTTGATTTGTACCACCAGCACCAACTACATTAAAACTTGGGGCAGCAGGAGCAGTACCACCACCACCACCACCTCCTACATCAGAACCACCAGCACCACCACCTCCACCACCAAGAGCAGCTAAACCTTTAGCAGTTCCAGCAAGATTGGCAGCAATCCCAATACCTGCGTTAATTTTATTCATTACTATTTCAGTAGCAGCTAAAGCAGCACCACCTGGAAGTAAAGCGTATTTTAATCTAGTAGCAGCGTTTGCAGATTGAGTATTAATTATAATTTTAGAAATACCAATAGCACTTTCAGCAATTAAAGCAGCTTTTTGTAAACCTTTATTATTTTCACCCATAGATTTAATTAAACCTATAAAACCTTCGGTGGCTTGTAATTGACTTTGTTGAATATTTTTTTTAGCTTCTGCTACTCCTTTTTCTCTATCAATATCTTCTTGTGCCTTTTTATCTTTAGCGGCTTTTTCTGCTTCATCTTTTGTCTTTTGTTTTTCAGCAGCTTCAGCATCCGCTTTGTCTTTTAATTCTTGGTTTAAAGTAGCATACTTTTCATTATATAAAGCCATTAAATTAGCTTTCTCATTTTCAGTTTTAGCTATTCTATTTATTTCTTCTAAATCTCTTTGAGCTTGTAAATCTAATTTTTCTTTATCTGTCTTAGCATTCATATTTAGCAATTCATCTAAATACTTTTGCTCTAAATCTAGTTCAGCTTTCTTTCTATCTTCTTCTGCTTTTCTTGCTTCTTCTGCTTTTCTTTTTCTTTCTTCTGCTGCTTTTTGTGCAGCTTCTTGTTGTTTCTTAGCAAGTTCTTCTTGATGCTTTTGTTGTTCTTCTCTACGCTTGGCTAATTCTTCTTTTTCAGCTTTAGTTTGTTCTTTGCTACCTGATTGAAATCTTTTGTAAGCTTCTTCTCCACCTTTTACAGCATTTTTAAAACTATCTTTCATTTGATTAAAACCTTCTTTAGCTGCATCAAAATCTAAGGTAACAATACCTTTCATCATTTTAATATAACCACCACCTGCTTCTTTTACATAAGTAAATAAACCAACAAGACCAGAATAAAACAAACCAATACCTTGTGTAATATATGGTAAAGCTTTCATAGCTAGATCCATAAAAGAATCTATTAAAGGTTCTAATGCTCTAAATATTCCACCAAGTATTTTTTCAAAAGCTTCTGTTAAAGGTTTTAACTTCTTCATAGCATCTTCATTCTGAGAAAATGCAGCGGCTAACCCAGCAACAGCAGCAACTATTAAACCAATTCCTGTAGCTTTTAAAGCAGCACCAAAAGATTGTGTAGAAACTTTAACTTTGTTAATTCCTGCACCTAAAGATCCTAATGGTCCACCAACTTGTTCTAAACTATCAACCCAATCAGATGAAGTATTTTTAGCAGATTTAATTTTATCTTCTAAGTCATCTATTTGATTATAAAGTTTCTTAAAGTCCTCACTACCTGCAGCTGTGTTCTTTAATTCTCTTTTTAAAGATCTTAATTCAGATATAGAACCCTCAATATTGCTATTTACATTTAAATTTATTTGTTTTTCGATTGCCATTTTAATTCTCTTTTAATTTGTCTATATCCTTGTTTAAATGATTTAGGTAATTCGTTTTTACCCTTTGCAATTTCTATATTTTCACTAACTCCGTAATGATCGTTTAACTGCAGTAATTGAATTATATTTTTAAGCATCTTGTATAATGTTTATGTATTGTTTGTAATCAGGATTATGATATGTTATTTCTATTTGTTTAAAAGCTACATTTACTGTTCCATTTGCATCTATAGGTACTATAAAAGTATCATCTGCATAATTATCTGAACTATCGTATGAAGTAGGAGCATATTTAACATCATAATATTCACTATCTAATTTTAAAATAGTAACTTCTAAATCTTGTGCAGTATTATCAATATTAAAATCTTGTTGAATAGCAAATCTTCCACCTGCATTAGTTTGATTTGTAATTTCTCTAAAATCAGAGACTAATTCAAAATCTACTTCTCCTGTAGTTAAATCTGAAGTAAATTGATTTATAATATATTTCTTGTCCTTATAAATTATTTTATCATTTAATTTAATATCTGATAGCATTGTAACAGGTATAATAGATTTTAATTTAACTATTCTACATCTAATATTATACAACCCACTAATATAATTTCTATACCATAAATTAAATAAAGAATTATTTGTTATTGAGTTTGAGTCCCATACTGATTGTTCAGAATTAAAATTAATTGTTCCAATACTTCCATTTAAATATAATTCATTTGAAAATCTTACATAATTAGATAAATTATTATAATTACTACCATCATATAATTTAATTGGAGTAGCTAATGTTGTAGCATCACCACCTATATTATTTTTATACATTAAAATAGGTTTAGGTTTATATGGTTTTAAATCTTTATCAATTAAAGAAGAAGTTAAAAAATTTGCATCAACAGGGTTTCTTTCCCACATTACATCTTCAAAAGGAGTTTTAATTTCATAAGTAGAAGATTCATTTGAAAATTCATCTTCATATAATAAATCTCCATAATCATAACCCCTATTAAAATTATTTCTAAAAAAATTATTTAATATATTATCGCTTTTTTCGTGTGAAAATGATAATTTTTTATAAAGTTTTGTTCTTTCTATATCTACGCTATCATTAATTACATAATTATTAATATCTATATATTTACCATAATTATAATAAAATTCTAACGGCTCTAAATTAAATTCAGTTTCACTAATAGCTGTTATAGTTAAATTAAATATTTTAATTATTCCATTAAAAAAATCAATAATTTTCATTGTAGGTACTAAAGTACCAATTTGTATAATTTGTGTTGATGTTGGGTTACTTCCATCTGCAGTATTTATTTGTTGCCCCCAACTTGTAAAAATACTACCATAATATTTTTCTTCTTGTAAATGTGAAGTATAAGAAAATGATGCAGTGGATTCAATCTCAAACCACATTGTATAAGTTATATTATGATTTTGTAAATATGTAAATAAATCAATACCTGCATTACCTATTAAATTATTATAAACTGCTAACAATCCTGCAGATGTATATACTTTTAATCTATAAGGAATATTTGTAATACTTGGATAAATAACTAAAAAAATTGTTTGAGAAGTACAATTTGTAACACCATCATTTACAACCCAATCAATAGTATAAGTATCATTTGTAACATTTATATTTCTAGGTTGAGTAGTTGAATTAAAATTAACCCTTGAAATAAAACTATATGCATCAGTTTTTTCTATATTCTTACAATATAAATATAAATCAGTCCAATATGAAGAAGTAAATAAACTACTTGTAAAAGTTATATTGTATTTATTTTCTATAAATTCAAATATTTTATTTACAGGAATAGCAGGGAATAAATCAGTATATACTATTGACCTTGTAGGAGTACCACCTATTGTAACATCATTTGAAGTTCCTGTTAAATATTCATATTTATTTTGGTTTCCTACCAATGGATAACATACTCCATCATCAATAGTACCATCTATTCTATCTTTAACTTCATTATATCCGTAATTATGATTAATACTACTATAATCTAAAATACTTAATTTATCTTCTTTAAATAAATCTTTAATCTGTTTTACTTTACCATAGAAAGTAACTGAAAAGCTTTCAACTCTATTATTTTTTTCGTTTGCTTTTTCAATTTGTATCTGCCCTTTTCTAAATGGTATTGTATTTAGTTCTATTATTGCATCGTATCTTACTCGTTGATCGAAACCATCATTAACTGCATTTTCATTCCAATAGTTAAATATTTGATTGTTTACTTTAGATGCAGGTACAGTAAAGCTTTGAGTGTAATCAGTAAATACCTTGCTTAAATCGTTTACATTTTGAATAGAAGAAGTTAAACTAATCTTCTCATCTTTAAACAAATCTAATCGTTTGTATTCTTCCCCTACTTTAATATATACTTCTACTGATACCATTATACTACATTGTTTATTATACTATTTGCTACTTCAAACTCTAACTCATAGTTAATTACTTTTTCGTTTAAATGAGTTTTCATTAACATAGAACTATTTTTTAAAGTAACAGCTGCTGCAAAACTTAGGTCTGAATCTGCTGACCTAAGATATAAATATTCAGATAACATTATATCTTTAATATTAGCATTTTCAATTTCTTTTATCCAACCTGTATTACATTTTATTGTTGTAGTTCCGTTTTTATTAAATATTCTTTTTTGTCCTAATTGAGCATCATAATTTGGATAACCACTTGTAAAAGTATTTGTATTATAATCAGAACCTTTTACATCAATAGTTTTAGTGCTATTTTTAAATAAAGTAATTTTTTGTAAACCACCCCAATTATTTACAAAATCTAAAATATATGGAGTATATTTAGTTTCACATATAGGAGTTAAAGTATATCTTATTGATACATAATAATTACCTTCATAACGATATTCAATAATAAAATCATTTCCATTTGCAACTTCAGGCACTCCTGCTGCACTCATATAAAAACTACTAACAGCATAATCAGTATCATAATCTTCTGCATCTATATAAGTAACATTTCCATATTCTCCACCTTCAATAGTAATTCTATATCTATCATAAACTGTAAAATCAAATATTATATCTATAGTTGGCTCATATAAAGATGCACCTGCTCTATAATAATTTATATAACGATTTATATCAGGGTTTAATAATGGTAATGCTCCTTCATTAGTAGTTTTAATAGCATTTACTCCTTCATTATATTCACTATACCCATTAACACTTAAAAGATTATAAGTACTAATATAAGTAAATTCAGTATCTCCTTCATCTTTATAATATGTAAGATATTTTACATTATATACTGATGAATTAATATTATAAGGTAAAATTAAATCATATACAAAAGGTGATATATTATAATGATTAATATATTGTGTATCGCTAAACCTTGTTTTTTGTAAAACTTTAGTAGGTGTTGTTGGCTCTGTTTCGTTAAAATTCCAAATAAAAAGCTCTAACTTAGTTTCTATTTGTGTTGATGCTTCATTTATCGAAACTATATAAGGGCTTCTACAATTAAATACTTCCATTATTTTAATCTTTTAGTGTATCATTAATTAAACTTTCTAAATCTAAACCAAATCTTTCTATTAGTTCATCAGGTAACTTTTTAAAAGCAGCTTCAAATGGTTTAGTAAAAAACAAACTTGGTTTAATACCATTTTTATAAATTGCACTTCTAACTAAATAACTTGTTTGCTTATAACTCATAAACTTACCATCTGGTTTTCTAAACTGAAAACCTCTTCTAGTC